TAATATAGTTCCTAATCTTGTAAGCTGCACACGTCAATAATATACTTAATCCAATTACCTTAACGCTTCTTACAAAAACCTCTTTAGAACTGAGTCTTATCGAATTTTTGTCCTCAAATTTTACCCTGTCCAAGCCGAAAAAGCTACCTATGGAATCATTCCACTTATCTTGGTTGGAACGGGGTCTTGCTCTATCATGTTCAATGTACCAGTTGTTAAAGCTTTGCTTCAAGAATCTCCAACTAGCTCTCAAAACACCAGACCCAGTATCTAAAGTTCTCTTGAGATCTTCTGCTTCCTCTTCAGCTCTTCTCTGTCCCATCAAGACTTCGAATAAAGTTGGTAATGATTCGTACTTGTCAACGAGTTTTCTTGAAATGAGAAATGAGGTTCCAGAGAATGATGTGAATCGGAACAATTTTTTCCACTTGGATTCAATTTTGGTCGATTTATAGCTCTGCAAATGATCAACCATTGGAGTTGTCGTTTCTTCCATTAATATAAATGATTGATAAGCATATAACCCTAATAAATTGTCGCTATAAACTTCTCGATAAATCTTCGTATCCCGACGAAATAATCTCACTGCATTTACGAAAGTTTTCTTCATCTCTATGATTTCTCCAGGTCTTAAATTCAAGAGATGATGGAAATTCTCGTCCAAATGTGGCAGCGCCAAACGGTATTGAGATTTAATTTTACAACCTCTGAAATATTCTAGCCTATCGTTATTATCATAAAATTTCCTATCAACGACAGGCATCTGAAGTAGTTCCAGATCCATTTTCACCTCAATGCCTAGATCGTACCGAATTGTGGCATCCAGATTTTGGTTATATTTCACTCTCCTTATATTAATGCATTCGTACGTCATTTCATGACCTATCTCGTATCTCATGATCCTTGCTACACTTATGACGACGTTTTGCGAGTATCTGTATAATCCTGGGTTTAAGTGTCTTACCATATGTTCGTAATGATTAGGGTTGCCTTTAACATATGACCTTACCATACCCGAATCTGTTACGATTGCATAACCTTCGTTATTATTGTAATGGTATATGCCAGGTTTATTTGGATACCTAATATAATTAACAAAGATGGTATTACCATCTTTAGTTGAAGAACTGTCGGTTAATGCATTCGTCAAGAAATCGTTAAGATAAGAGTTGTCGAAGTAGTATATAACGTCCGTTAGTACATGATCATAACCTTTCTTCACTTTGGCGATGTCTACTGCATCTTTATCATCAAATTTGACATCAGCATGCTTTCTAACATAGTCCATATCGAGACTCCACATGTTTGGCCTAGTTCTCCATATTATACGATTGTTACTAAGTTTTGGAGTATTAGCATTTGGTCTTTTGGCCGCATGATCTACTACA